CACAAAAGAAGTTTGGGATACAATTAAGAAAAAAGATGGTTCAGTACAACATCTTAATTTCTTGACTGATGAACAAAAAGATGTGTTTAGAACATTTGCAGAAATAAACCAAGCTTCAATAATAAATCAAGCGGCGGTCAGACAAGATTTTATTGACCAGTCACAATCGTTGAATCTGATGGTATCACCTGATATGCCAACGAGAGACGTGAATAAATTACTTATTGATTCTTGGAAGTTAGGGGTAAAGACATTGTACTATCAACATTCAATGAACTCGGCACAAGCATTCGCAAGGAAAAAGTTAAATCTGAATGACTTACAATGTGTAGCATGTGAAGGATAAAAAAAGACCCGTGGAAAACCACGGGTTTTTTTATAAAAATACACTGACTCATATTTATTGATATGGCGATAAAGAAAACATATGGAGTCAATTTTCCTTTTAAAGAAAGTACTGATGGTACTTATTTAGATTTAACAGAAACGGTTTCTGAAGAAATACGTGCTGATTTACTTCATTTAATTCTTACAAGAAAAGGTAGTAGATATTATCTACCCGATTTTGGGACAAGAATATATGAATTCATATTTGAACCCATGGACGGTCCTACATTTGACGCCATAAAATCTGACATACAAGTTGCCTGTGATAAATATATCCCTAATTTACAGATTAATGACATAAGTATTAGACCGTATACAGAAGATGATAAAAGTCCTATAGGTGAATTAAATATTGAGGACCAAGAGTCAACATATGAGATGTTTGATATTTTTAGAACCGCAGGTGAGGGAGTTGATGAGTATACGGCTAAGGTAACGATAGATTATTCTATTAAAAATAGTACCTTTGATACAAGGGATTTCATTATTATAAATATTTAAGGTAAATGGCGAATCGTAAAATATCATATACGGATAGAGATTTTGAAGGTCTGAGACAAGACCTGATAAATTTTACACAACAATATTATCCTGAATTAATTGAGAACTTCAATGACGCTTCAGTCTATTCTGTATTTTTAGACTTAAACGCGGCTATTGGAGATAACTTACATTATCACATAGATAGAAGTATACAGGAAACTGTACTACAATATGCACAACAAAAATCTTCAATATATAATATTGCAAGAACTTATGGACTTAAAATACCAGGTAATAGACCATCAATAGCTTTAGTTGACGTTTCAATAACAGTACCCGCATTTGGTGACCAAGAAGATAGTAGATATTTAGGAGTTATACGTTCAGGTTCACAATTCGTAGGGGCAGGTCAAATATTTGAAAATCAAGATGATATTGATTTTAGTACACAATACAATAGTAAGGGATTTCCTAATAGGACTAAGATACCTAATTTTGATGCAAATAATAGAATAGTAAATTATACCATAACTAAGAGAGAAGTTATGGTTAATGGTACTTCTAAAGTATTCAAAAAGGTGATTAACGCAAACGATGTAAAACCATTTTATGAATTTTTCTTACCTGAGAAGAATGTAATAAGTATTACTTCTTTAATACAAAAAGATGGTATTTCATATTCTAGCCCACCTACTTATGATGAGTTCATAACATCACCTGATAAATGGTATGAAGTTGACGCTTTAGCCGAGAATACAGTCTTTGTTGAAGACCCAACAAAAGCATCAGACAATCCAAGTATAAAAGTAGGAAAATACATAGAAACGGAAAATAGATTTATATCTGAGTATACTCCTGAAGGGTATTGTAGAATACAATTCGGTAGTGCGACAGTTACTGCAGATGAACAATTAGCTGAATTCGCAAGAACAGGTATTCCTGTTAGATTGCAAGATTATCAAAACAACATAGCGTTAGGTAAGACTGTAAAGGCAAATACAACTATCTTTGTAAAATATAGAGTGGGTGGTGGTTCATCATCTAACATAGGTGTGAATACAATAAATCAGATAGGTAATATTAATTTTTCAATTAATGGTCCATCTGAAAATATAAATCAGAATGTATTACAGAGTTTAAGATGTAACAATGTTACAGCAGCAATTGGGGGTGGTGATTTACCCACAACCGAAGAAGTTAGAAATATGGTTACATATAATTTCGCGGCACAAAAGAGAGCGGTAACTATAAATGATTACAACTCACTTATAAGAACTATGCCAAGTAGATTTGGTGCGCCAGCTAAAGCTGCAATAATGGAGGAGGACAATAAGATAAAGATAGAAATATTATCATTAGACTCTAATGGTAAGCTAACGAGTAGTGTGTCAAATACATTAAAAGATAATATTGCAAATTATCTATCAAATTATAGGATGATAAATGACTACATCTCGATAAGAAGTGCTAATGTCATAGATTTAGAATTTGAATTTAGTGTTGCGATGACCTCTACAGAAAATCAAGGACAAGTAATAACTAATATTGTTAACAGTGTTAATTCCTATTTATCTCCTAATACAAACTTATTAGGTAAAAATGTTAATGTATCTGATATACGTAGAATTATACAAGACATACCCGGTGTTAGTACATTAGCTGATTTGAAAATTTTTAACAAAACGGGTGGTCAATACTCATCTTCTGAAACCTCACAAAGATATGTCGACAAGAACACAAAACAAATCGAATTGATAGACGATACTATTTTCGCACAACCTAATCAAATATATCAGATAAGATTTCCTGAAAAAGACGTAAAAGTGAGAATCAAACAGTTAAAGAACGTAGACTTCTCATAACACATCATACACTTTTATTTTTTTGAATTTAAAATTAGGATAAATAACTATTTATCTTAAAAGTAATTCATGCCCAAAACATACAGATTTAGAACTGAATTAGGTGTCGATAAAGAAGTACGTCTTAATATAGAACAAGACTTTGATTTTTTAGAAATTCTTTCTTTAAAGTTAAGACAAGAAGATTTATATGAAAGATTCTGTGCGGATTATGGTATCGTAGCAGGTAGAGTAATTGCTAACGGAGGATTCGGAGTACCCAACGCCACAATTTCAATATTCGTACCACTTGATAATGTGGACGCTAATGACCCAATTATATCGTCACTATATCCATACAAAAATATTAATGTAAAGAATGATGATGGGTATAGGTATAATTTATTACCATATGTAAAAGAATATGGGGGTCATACTCCTACAGGTACTTTTCCTGATAGAGACGATGTTTTAACAAGGAAAGAGGTACTACAGGTTTATGAAAAATATTATAAGTATACTGTCAAAACTAATGAAAGCGGTGACTTTATGATTGTAGGGGTACCTTTAGGTCAACAAAAATTAGTGATGGATTTAGACCTATCAAATATGGGTCAATTTTCACTTAGACCTGCCGATTTGATACGAATGGGTATGGGTGTACCAAGTCAATTCAACGGACAACAATTTAGGGCTAGTGAAGATTTAAATAGTTTACCACAAATCGTTAATAGTGTTAGAGAAATTGAAGTTACTCCTTTTTGGGGTGAAAACGATTTATGTGATGTTGGTGTTACAAGGTTAGATTTCGACTTACGTGATTTAGGAATTGAAATAACACCTCAGTCAGTATTTATGGGGTCTCTATTTAGTAGTACTGAAGACGATTACTTAAGAGGAAATTGTAAACCAAAAAATAAAACAGGTAAACTTTGTGACGTTGTTGCTGGACCTGGTCAGATTTTAGCTATAAGACAAACGATAGATGTTGATTTTTCAGGTCAACCAATATTAGAACAATACTTCTTAGAAGAGGGGGGGAATGTTATTGATGAAAACGGTACGTGGATGGTGGACCTACCTATGAATTTGGATTATGTAATAACAGATGAATTTGGAGAACAGATATTATCAACAGACCCTAGTGTTGGAATTCCAACTAAGGGTAAATATAGATTCAGGATTAAGTATCAATCTGAAGATGGTTTAAAGAATGATATTATTAGGGCAGATTATTTAATACCTAATATTAGAGAACATGGTTGGTCAGGTACGACTTCAGAAGATGTACCCACAGATGAAGATAGAAATAAATCTTACGCATTTTCATTAGATTGGGATGAATATTACGATAAGTACGCGGCCATAAATTGTGAAGATAGTTTTTATCAGTTTAACTACAATAAAGTTTACACAGTTGCGTCACATATCGATAGATTTAAATGGGGTAGAAATAGAATTAAACACTTAGGTATAAAGGAAATAAATGACGATACCTGTCAAAGTGAACATAATCCACTACCTGTTGTGGATGCACAAAGAAATGGTAAACTACTTATATTTTTATTTAATTTTTTAATAACCGTACTTACATATCCACTAATAGTTTTATTAGCGATAGCACATGTCATAACACTTGTATGGCCAATAATGAGGGCAATAATTATTGTTATTTCTACGATAATAAATTTTGTACTGTATGGTATATGTTTAATAATTGCACTTTTCTCAAGACGAAGAACTAGAGAAGATTGTGTAAGGAAAAAAATTACACCACCACCTAAGGAGAGTCCGTTTAGTAAATTATCATTACCTATGATAAGTTACCCTGACTGTGAGGCGTGTGCGTGTGCATCGGGTAAACCTGAAGAAGAAAAGGATAGTACGGCAAATCAGTTAGAGAATTATGCCGATGAAGAAAACTTTGGTCCTATTATAGATGCATCATATAAAGAGCTATATAATAACGCATTTCCATCGAACGAAGCAATTCTACCGAATAACAGTCAAGGATGTCAAGACGCTAGTTTAGGTGTTAGGGCATTACAAGGTCAATTAATAAGGTCAGGTCTTGACCAATACAGTAAAAATGGTATGTATACTGATTTACTTAAAGATTTAGGTGCTGGTGACGAAGATGCGTGTGATGATTGGAGTGTGGCAAATAACTTTAACAGAAGAGACCAAGTACAGTGGTATAAATCACCGGTTTATCCGGTTTTAGATGAACCGACCGGTTTCGAACAACTGTTTGGTGCAAACAATCGAGTTAGATGGAAGTTGGGTTCTGAACCTACATGGGCACAGGCTTTAAACCTTTTAAATCGTAGAGCTATGTTTTATGGGGACACAGGTATTCTTTCTAATTATGACAGTGAAGACGTGGCTAAGAAATATGATGACGGTAATTTTTCAGTACCTAGACCTGAAGTTATTGACAATTATTATTTAAACAGGGCAACTACAACAAGGATACAGACCAAACTACATAATGACCAGCTTGGTTTCGCGGCACCTGTCACTACATGGTTAGATAACGCATTTATAATGGTTCTAGATGAGGGTGAAACCATGGAAAATGGACAGTTGTTCTTCTTCAATGAACCATCGAATGTCGCAGACCCAAATTTCGAAATGTTTCCACAAGGAAACCAGTTCAATGGTAATGGAATAACAGGTACTACTGTAGGTCATTCTAATTCGTCATATATACCTGTCAATTTCAACGCGATGGCGGCTGATGGTTCTGAAGTCACAAAAACGGCTTATCTATTTAATACTGCCGCCACAATGGATATGAAATTTAAATCAGGTGTCGAGTATTTTCAGTGTATTAAAGCAGTAGCCCCATGGGAGATATGGCATTACACAACACAACTAAGTAGTGAATCAAAGTTACCTGTAAATGTATTTACGGACGGAGACGCAGATGGTACCGCGAATGTTCGTACAGGTGCATTATGGAGATATTTCATGAAATATACTAATTATTATGGTCAATGGGAGTCAGAAAAACAAGGTAGGTATCTTAGGGTTGGTGATAAAAATGGTGTTAATTCAGATGAGGAAGTAACGGGTAATAACTCACAAGGGGGTGGCTTTTTCGATGATAAGTTTGCTAACTATCGAGTAGTTATTGCGGTAAGGGGAGTGGACCCAAACATGCCGAGACAAAAAATGACGTATGACTTATCTAAACTATTTGGACAAAGTTTGGATAGTGCTGCAAATCCAAATAATTGGAATGGTACTTATACGGTTACAGGTGATTATTTTATGAATGTTCCAATACAAAACAATTGGAATGGTATGAATGTGGGGAATTGGAGAAGTAATTACAAAGGTGAAAGATGTGCTATTGCTCACTATCGATTATGGAATCAAGATAATGGACCTGACGACGGTAATAACCCACAAGGGGGGAGTTATTACAGAAAAAGACTGTATTGGCACAATTGTGATAATGACGGTGAGGTATACAACTATGAGGGTAATGTGGTAGGGTATAACTTTAACACTAAGCTGTGGCACAAACCATTCTTATTTAGACCTGACCCTGACTTATGGCAAGAGTGGGATAACTACACTCCGAATAAGTATATATCAATGGATAAACAATTAAGGTCATGTTCGGACTTTAAAAATTGGATGGGTAACCTACCGGCTAATGATTTTGGAAATACCTCAGGAGAAAATTGTCCTAACGGTGCGTATCAACAGATGTGGTTTAGTGGTGATATCGGAGGTTCTAGTGAAACTAAGTCGTGGCCAAGAACCGGTATAAACCCTAATTTCCAAACGAATATTGAGGGAGTAGGTTACCAATACAGTTATCCTGACTTTTTAGGTAGTGGTGGTAATAGAAAGAAAAGAAGATTGGGTGGAAATGGAAATAGGGAAGTTATAACAGTATCTCCCATGTATCTACCTAAGAGGTATGAGGGAAATAATAGTAGAGGTGTACCTAAGACAATGATGAAGAATTCAGAAAAAATATTATTTAGGTCTGATAGAATTCCTACATCTGATAGGTGGGATGAGCCTGAGTTCTCATTTGCTACTCTTCATAAATATACGCATTTTAGAAGGTATGGTTTACACTTAAATTTAAAACAGCAACTTTTTCTTAGTGACGATGATGGTAATGTCACTGACACTGATGGTAATATGGTACCTACCGATGCTAGTGGGGCCTACCTTGATAGTATAGAGGACACTACTTGTGAAACACAGGAGTTATTGGCATCATTCAACTGTGATGGTATGGTACCATTTGGTTGTTATAGTGGTAACGGTGAGAATTTTGGGATAGAACAACCGTGTGACATACCGAGAGATTTACAGTTTGAAATAGAAGGTGATGAAAGACTAAAACAAGGGTGTTACGTATTTGTAATAAAAAGACCGATTAGGTCATTAAGGGCGGATATTGAGATGTTCTTTGAATATAGAACAAGAATCAGATATATGTTCGCGACATGTCAGGGTGTGATAGGTGAAAGTTTTCAAAATAATTGGTTAAACGGAACCTTATATATGCCGACATTCCAAAAGCAAACATTGTATAATTCAGACAATAAAGTAAGGAGATATAGATATTGTGGTGACTCCCAACAGTTCTTTACTGCTCTAAGACATCAAGGTCCAATATATTTTAACAATAAAACTAATTCATTCTACTATAGAAGTACTCCATTTAATGATGATACAAATCAGTTCGTTGGACAAGAACCATCAAGGGATTACTATTATGGTCAAAACGATAAAAATATATGGTTTCCTACTACAATAATGGAACTTGGTCCGAGAGATGAATTCACGAAAGAAATTGCGTTTTCGCCCGAATTTGAAGGTTATATTATTGATACAATAAAGAGTACTTCATATCAAGACCCTAGTGATGTTGTAAATCTATTCTTACTATCAAGAATGGTTAATACTAGTTTCTTAGAACAGCTTACAAATACAGGAGACGCGTCTATAGGTCAACTATTTAGCCGAGAGTTAGGGACACCTTTAGCTAGATTATTTGATGCTAGAGTCGATGGTGATTTCGCTCAAATGGTAGGTATTAATTCTGAATATGGTGTGGTCCCATTTATTGATGGTAACTATTGTGATAATACTATAACATTACAAGATGATAGAGTTGGGATATGGTTCTCATCTAACACTATAGATAGGAGGGTATTACAAAATGGTGTAACTACTTTTGGTACTAATCCTGAAAATCCGAGCAATTATTTTGGATATAGTAAAACACAAATAGTACCATACTACATGTGGAATATAAAGGATAAGGTAGACGATGATGGTAACGTTACAGATAGTGGTTTATTTGGTACCGAGTTTAATAATTGGAACACACTTGATATATTCTCATCGAAATATCAAGGAGATGATTTCTTTAATAGTAATGCTCCTTACATGAAACCTAACTATGGGTATGGAAGAGGACATATATATAATAGGTCATTAAACGACCCATCATTGGATTCAAGTCCGATTTCTGCTAACAATACGAATCAGAATAATTATAAAGTGGGTTCACCATTTTACTTTTACTTCGGTTTAAAAAGAGGTAAATCTGCGATGAATCGATACATAACAAAATATATTTTTAATCAGTGATGAGTAACAAGAAGTCTTCGGAAATAAGAATCGTAAGAGGTGAAGATAGATTTGCGGGTGCGTCAAATACAGATATTCAAATAGATGTCGATTTACAATCACAAAACAAAAATATAATTGAAGGTGATAGGTCAGTAATATTAAATATTGAAGAAAGATTTAACGTAGAAAGACAAAGGTCGACTAAATTTAGAATTGCGGGTAAAATAACAAATGTATTCGATAATAAAGTAAGCGGTACAACAACATACGAACCATTTTTAAATTCATTATATTATATTGATTCTCAGAATACGGTAATAAATAATTCTTCATGGAAAGGATACCCTCAATACGACGAGTTTACGTTTTTTAGAACTAGAGGTATAACTGGTCATGTTAATTTTGTTAATAAAAGTGCGTCCACATATAATTGGACTACATATGTATCTTACCCTAAAGGTAACAAAACGAATCAATACATGAGACATAGTGTAAACTTTGACTCAGGTAGTTCGGTGAATAATTTTGTAGTTACTGATGGTGTACCCTATTACATCTTAAACAAACAGAATTTAGGAAAGAATCTAATAACATTTTACTGTGGTTTTAAGCACAACTTAAAAATTGGTGATTGGATTTATACTAAAGATGAAATTGACGGTAAGAGATATTTTGAGGTCTATTCTTTAGGTGATGAATCATTCGGTAATGACGATACGGTGTTTTCGATATTTAATTATGGTTTTGAAGACCCGTTATTTGGTAATTACGCGAATGGAAACTTTAAAAGGGTGGGAGATATAAATAACAAAATAGAAACCACTTCCGAGTATTATATTAGAACTCATGAGATTTTAACTGAAGTTACAAATACTGACCTAACAAAATTAGGATTTGAAAGAAATCCATTTCCAATTAAAAAACAGTTGGAGTATTCAGCGTTAACACCAAATAATATACAAAGGACATCGGTTAAAGATGGAACGTTAACCGTGGGATTTTCGTTTGACGAAGATATAAATATTAGTGGTCTTACTGATAATTTAGATAGACCTGTTACTGAGTTATTTGTAACAATTCTAAATAAAGGTTATATGGGTTGGTTTAATAACCCATACATAGTGAACAATAACACGGGAATACAGGTTGGATGGGACCTTAACTTTAAAGATACTGAAGTAGATACGTGGTGGAGAATAGATAATATAAATAATAGGGATAGTATACCGAATGATAGTTATGTAATAAATGGTGAAAGATTTTTTTACAACCCTAACTTAACTAAAGGTGACATACTGATGGGAGGGGTTTGTGAGTTCAATAACTATGAACAGGCAGAAACTGTATTGAGTGAAATCAATCATAAAATATCGTTCAATCCACAACACTTTGATAACAACAGTGACAATATGTTACCCGATGGATACACATATAAACCACACCACAGTGTACCAATTAGGGTATACTCCGATTTTATTGAGACGGGGGATAAAGATAAGGTAGACTTAGTACCTAACTATTCATTTTACTCTAAATCAGATAATCAATGGAGATGGAGAGATATATATGAATATGGATTCATTGATTCTAACGGTAACGGACTTAACAATCCATTTCTAAATGGATGTCACTACCCGTTTAAAGAAATACTATTTCTGTTAACTCCGATGAAGAAAAACATCAATTTGTATAATAATATAATCTTCTCACCATTAACTGACGATTGTGAATAAGTATAGATTTAACATACAGCCGGGTGATAGGTTTTTCAATATACCTATAGAAATTAAGACTGATTTATTAGGGAGAGATGACCTAATTGATAAGTTTGAAGAAGAAACTATAGAAAAGGTCATAAATCCTATTGAAGATTTTGAAGTCACTAGATACGCACACAAAAAGAGCGACAATAAAGAAGACACATCAATCAACTATCAATTCAACTTTTTTGACAGAAGTATTGATGTTGAGTCCACAACGGCTGTTAGTCAAGATTTATGGGTGAGTGATTATGTGTTCACAACTAACCCAAATTTTACAGGAACCTGTTTTAACGAAGCTGAAATATATTATAACGCAAATTCATTTAAGAGGAGTTTCTTTAAGTTAGACTTATATGATACCATAGATAGTGAGACACAGCAGATATATCTAACTATAATTATACCTACACAACAAGGTAAAACTAGATTATCGAGTACGACACCACTCACGGGGTCAAGTGGTCCGATACAAGGTCCGACATTACCTGATGTCGTGCCAGGAGGTCCTGCGGGGGCTAGGTCTAGTAGTAGTCTTTCACAGACCATCGATGAATCTGTGAGGGTGTATGATAGAACTATGGCTGAATTAACGTTATCGAATAAAAATAAAAAGACGGAAGACGAAAAAAAACACAATATAAAAAACTTATCGTATAACGAACAATTAAAATTTGAATTAGAAGAATCAAAAAAGAGGGCTTTAGAAACTAAAACTAATGGTTCACAAATACAGATTGATTCTACAACTGATTTCGGAGACCCTGGCGGACCTTTTGCGGATTTTGAATTTGAAGGTGAAGGGGTAAGTCCAATAGAACCGGAACAAGACACTGTAAATCCAAATCCTGAGGATATTGGTTCAGGTGCTACACCATCTCTTACAGTAGCACCTGCTAACAGTAAAATAAAATTACCCGATTTTGTTTTAGACTACGTTGGAGACAAAGAAGGGTTCTTTATTTATTGGTTAAAAAATCCCAATTATATCGATTTAGATAAATTGTATATGGGTGCAAAATTCTTTAATGCCAAGACGGGTCAATTTGTGAGATTTTTAAATAAACCACAATCTATACTGTCTAAAAAATTCAACTTCAATAAAAGTAATTTCTTTTACTATGAAGTTAGTTTAGATATAAACAAATACGAATATATCATAAATGATATTGAAACGGGGCAGAGGTTAAATCCTGGTACACCCATAAAATGGTTTGAATATGTAAACCCATCGTGAACGAAGAAAGATATTACATAAAAATTTCACCTGAGTCATTAAAAAGCGACATCTTTCAAAAGACATACAGCGGTAATACCTTTGGTGTTTATTCTGCAATGACTGAGGTTTTGAGTGGAGGTACTAACGGCAGTAGTCTTCTAACAGGATTAACTATACCATTAGTTTTTCAACAGACCTTTGACGACATGGGTTTCTATAGTGGGTTTGATGGTTTTATCTTACAAAAAGATGTTGTGAGTAATTTTGTTTTTACAGGTAGTAGTGATAATCAATATACTATAAATGTTTATAATACATCTGATGAATTAAAAAAATTCTTAAAATTGTCTAATTATGTTATTGACTGGGGAGATGGTACGGTAGAAGATTTCAATGCGATATATCCCGACTATATGAGTCATGTATACGCTAATTTTAATGCAACATATACTATAAAAATAACACAAAAAAATCCGTGGGGAGTTACAAATGTAGAAAAGAAAGTTAAACTACCAAACATGCCTGTTGAAATTGACAATTCACCAAACAATATAAGTTTTACTCAACAATCAGGTAATTGGGCTAACGTAACATTTAACGCTAATTATATATTCGATGGAGACGCTAATAATACTATAGATTCACAAATTAGTAACGAGACCTTTACAATTACTGGTTATACATCGTCTAAGTTAAATGAACTACAATTATATGGTCCCACGAAATATGATACCGCAGTAGTAATAAAAAAGAACAACGAAGATTACGGTAGAGTTACTGAGATTACAAACACATACACTGCATATACAATTCAAGATGTTGTATATTTTGATTACCCTAACGGAAAAACAACATACATCATAGAATCTAGTGGTATAACTAGTGATATGATAACGGCAGAACCAATTACTAAAGAAGAAGTATTATTTGGTGTTGTGTCCTCGCCAGAAATCCAATCTCAAATATTTATTGATAGAGGTAAAAATTCTGCGTTCGAAGGAATACAGAGACTCGGAGAAGTTGATAATATCGGAGACTTAGTATCCTACGGGTACGGTTTCTTTAAAATAAAAGAACAAGAATAAAATGGCGTTAGGTACATACGGAACAACAAGACCCTCAGACATGTCTCCAGAAGACGTGGAAATAATTTTAAATTACACACCATCGCGAGATGTTACTAACGATTTTGAATTAAAGAAATTGAATGCGACTGATGTATTAACACCTTACTTTCATAACAATGATACGGGGGGTAACGCTAATGTTGAAATACTTGGAGGTATGTACAACTTAAAGTTACCTGCTGATGAATTTAATGAAATTGGTATATACACATTATATATAAGACCAGTTGAAATTAGAACGACAATAACAGATTGTGGTGTGTTATCGGCATTACCTAATGTCAAAGGAATAATTGTTGACTTAAACCAAGTCCCATCACAATATAGAAATAGATTTGTTAATCAAGGTTTAGTTGGACATAGAATCGAGTATTTAAATGACGATGGTAGTAAGATAACGAATTTTTATAGAATAATAACATCATCTTTTTACTGTGAACCTGTTGTAACAAATTTAACTAACTCTTCACAAAAATCGATAAGATATAGATATGTTGAGTCAGGTAGTGATTTACTATTCTGTACGGTATCACCCGCAAGTGCACCTTCTAACAAACCAAACGCAACACCTTTTATCGGACAACCTAACCAAAATATAATAATAACTAACACTTTCTTCAATCCAATTAGTGTTGAGATTGAAATGGCCGAACACGATATAGATACACTAGCGATTGCGCTTTATGGTAACCAAACTAAATCAATTGAAGATGGTGTATACACCCTTTATGACAGAGACCTTAATATATACAAACAATACAACTTATATGAAATTCGTGATGAGTTTAATAATCTACTTTACGAGGTACGACAAGACCGAGGAGGTAATATAGACTTTAGTAAGAACTTTACAAACATCACAGGATAATGGCTGACAACAAATACAGATACCCACCAGCTCCCCCTAACTCAAGGGGGACTTTTTCAGATGGACTCGTCGGGTTTCAACTGACTGACGGTGGGGGTCTTACGCAAGGTAACTTTGAGTTTAGTACTAATGTTGTTGAAAAGGTAAATCGGACATTTGAGACAGGTGTTTTTTCGGAACCAATCTCGTTAAATGACTTAGATTTCAATAGTATTGAGGAGTCTAAGCTAGTTATGGCAAAAAACTTTAAGGTATATCCAAACTACGATGTATCTAAAGTTACTAACTTCTCACTTTATGGTTCGATAAGAAAAAGATTTTCTGCTTCTGTAACTAAGATAATAAATTATTTTCCGGCTGGTATACAGGTAGATAAAGTTTACTATGGATTTAAGACAGGATACACTGCATATAATATTGAGTATGACGATGTAGAAGGGTTAACCACATTCGACATTGATGTCACAAGATTTAAAAATAATTTTGACATTGATTATTCTGAAAACGCTGATAGAAATATTTCTGTTAGACCTATGGAGGTTAGTCCCCTAAGAAACTTAACAAGAAACTTCTTAAAATACTCTCTATTTTTTAGTGATTTAGATAAAGAATATAAATTTGTAGATTTTGACCCGTCAGAAAGGTTATCAGCCGGTACCGTCACTGTAGTTGTTGAAGGCAATCCGTTTAGTGGGGAACAAGAATCAACTAAATCGATAATTCTTAAACCTAATAAATTCGAGACTGAAAGGGCATTTAAAGACCCTTTTGATGAAGTTGAAGATTTTTTAATTAATCGTTTAGTTAGTCCTAAATATACTGCGTCTTTCGAATATATGAGAGAGGCGGAGGACGGTAAATTTTACAAGACTAAACAAAATATTACATGGCCCCTTGACGGGTTTTGGAATATAGACATAAGGACTGACAGATTTGACGAATATCTATCCCAATTAAATATTATTGCTGACGATATAGACGAATTTAGGTCAGACCTAATTTCAAGGTTTTTAACTACAGGGGCATTTAAAGATTTCGATACTCAGAGTCAAAAGGTCGAAAAGGTCTTACAATTATATGGAAGAAGTTTTGATGAGACTAAAAAATTCATAGATGCTTTGGCTTTTATGAACTCTGTGAATTATACAGTAAAAGATGATATACCTTCACAGTTATTACAAAACTTGGCAGAAACTTTAGGTTGGGATACAAGTATTTCTACAATAACTAATGACAAGTTTTTGAAGAGTATATTTGGTGACGGAGGAAACTCACCATACACCGGTGAAGATAGACCAAAGACACCTACAGAATTAGACCAACAATATTATAGAAATCTTATACTTAATTCTGCGTACTTGTTTAAATCTAAAGGTACGAGACGTTCAATAGAAGCGTTGATGAGAATGATTGGTGCACCTGATGCATTAATTGAGTTTAATGAAACAATATATTTGGCTGACGGCCCTGTTAATATAGAAAGATTTAACGAGGAATACGCGTCAATAACAGGTGGTACGAAGACCACTGAAATGCCGGTACTCAATCCTGATGTGACATTTAATTTCGAAGGTGTTGAATATACAGGTTTTACTACAGAATTATCTATAAGTTCTGTAGATACAACTAGAAGTGATTATCCTATTGATGATTTTGGTTACCCTAAGGCTATGGAACCGACGGAAGAAATATTCTTTGAACAAGGTGCGGGGTGGTATGAACAAACACCAGAACATAGGTCACCTGAAAAAGTTAATACCGCCAATTCAGTATTCACAGGACAAAACCCTGATGTACAAACTACGTTAGAGCCGTTCACATATGGTGAAAAATACTTTGATAGGTTTAGGCATTTCCCATATATGGACTTAGGTTTCGGTATAACAACAGTTAAAGATAATAATAAGTCTTGGACTGATACGGAAACAGGATTAAGAAGGAACACACAAGCAGGATATAACGCTTACTATATTGTTGAAGACGAAAGATTAGTATTAAATAGGAAGAATATAGACTTAGGTCTTAATATGGGTCAAGGTATGATATATGACATATGGACTATGTCAAAAAAATACGATTACCCTTTCCCATCTACAGGATTGACATCACCATATCCATACCCTAAAGGTATTGATTGGACTGTTATTAATCCAAAACCAAAGGAAAAAACATTCTTTGAATTTGCTCAGACATTCTACCGTAATATGATTAACGTTAGAAATCGTCAAACGATAACTGACGGAAAAGGAGGTGGGTACCCAACACTACAATCTGTATATTGGAAATATCTTCAGTCTGAAGAGAACGTAGGGATACCATCTAATAAGTACACTTACCAAAAGATGATTGATTTCACAAATGGTATCGGTGACTATTGGATGAAATTGGTGGAACAGATGATACCGGCATCTACTATTTGGATGGGTGGTCAAAAAATGGAAAACAACGTACTTCAGAGACAAAAAGTTGTTTGGAGAAGACAGAGAGGATGTGAGTTAGTTCCAATTCCATGTATACCGTGTACTTTTACAGGTCAACTTTTAGGGGCCGACTGTGTTACACAAACCTTAAGTTGTGACATTGGGTTAACTAATCCACAAACAACATTAATTAACAGTATAAACACTGCGGTTGCGGGTGAAGGTTACAATGTCGGTGATTGTACTTTGAATACATTAACTAGTAAGTGGTATGTTGACATTAGACTCAGTGGTACCCTTTTAAGACAAGACCTATTTTACACAGGTTACGGAGGAGGTGACTACCCAACGAGCCAACAATGGTTAAGTGCTGTAGAAAGTTCCTTAAGTACTTTATCTCAAGACGGTTTGGATTATAGTATTAATGGTAGCACTATAACAGTTTCAAATATAGGGTGTAATAATGATTTTACCAATAAAAAATTACAAATAAATACGGGTGTCAATATAAGTATTAATTGTACGGGATGAGTTTAGTGAAATACATACTAAGTAGTTGCGGTAATGACTTGAGATATCGAGTCAACTTTACAGGTGCGACGTCCCTTAATATTGGTGAAATATGGTATGTTGAATGTGGTGGTATAGAAAGTGGATGTTATGAAGTTTTAGAAAATACTGATGAATTGTTAGATGAATACAACTCAGATGAGTGTACATTCATAGAATTTGATGATTGTGATGGTTGTATAACAACATTTGGTGAAGAATTGGCGGGTCCTGAAACATATACATGGTATGAATACAGGGCATGTTCTAATGACCAGAGGACATTCCCATACGGTACAGTTCATATACCGATTACTGCGCCATATGCGGGGCAGCCCGTAGTATATATGTACTCTGAAACTACAGGTGAACTTAAATGTTATGACTGTACTGCAGGTTGTACACCGACGACAAGTACAGTTATCCCATACACACCTGACGTAGTTGCGATAACAGGTTTCACTGATTGCCAAGCTTGTTTATCGGGATGTGGGGCACAGGACATGGTAATCATGATGAATCCATTATACCCTAACCCTAATTTACATCCTGGTGCTGATTTAGTTAACTTCAACGCCATGAAGCAGGGAGTTTTAAATCTTATAGAGGATTTAGAAGATGATATTAATGATGGTATTGTAAGAATTGGTGTGTATAAATCACCTAGCGGATGTACTGATAACGGTGTGGTAATACCTTTGACATCTAATTATACAAATATTTATAACGCGGTAAACGCAGTACAGTTCTTCCAGTCTAATGAGAACTACTATAATATAGCTCAGTGGCAAGCGATGTACGATGACCTAACGGGGCCTCAGTCAAGAACTCAGGCTCAGGCAGTTTTTGTACAACTAACTGATAATTTAGGTAATCTATACAATTATGAAAATATAGGTGACCCGCCACCATGGGGACCAGGTAACCCAACAGGTTGTGGACCAAATTGGTGGCAAGAGCCTTGTAATTCCCCAACCTATCAACATATAATTACAGGATGTGAAGATTGTTTTGGACAGGGAGGTGGTGTATTCGTGGATAGTGATTGTGGACCACGTTATTGGATGAAACTGATGGCAAACGCCTACAAGACAGGTGCCATGGGTGGGTTTAATGGTAAACAAGTCATTTACAAGGTTGTTATTGGATATAGGGTAGACCAGGACGGCCCAATTTATATTGATATGGTTTCAGGTCCTCAACCTGTAAATGAAGAAGCTGAAACACTTAACTACATATTAAGTACAGGAGGAGGTAATTCGACGTGGGAAATATTTAGAGACACAAAATACTTAAATCTTGTAGAAAATGTTTGTGAAGAGATAGATGACCCTTCAGTTTCTGGTGACCCAACATTTAATTACTACGAAGCAAGACCTTGTTGTGATGGTGTAATACCGTCATCAATTATTGTTTCGGTCGATGATACGTGGTCGCCCACAGTAAACCCGACAAACAGTGAAATGGCGGATGGATTCAATTACAATGGAAATTGTTATTACTTCTATTCCGCAACGACTACCTCATTCAGTGGATATAGTGAAACAACAGTTTTTTCTGGTGACTCAACATTTAGATTGTGTATACCATCATATGGTTGTTGTGATGACATTGAAAAGGCTAAATTTGTAAGTTGTTGTGACAATACATTATCGATAATCGTATCTTACAATGTAAGTATTGCGGGAACACCAAATGCAGGTGACGTAATATACACACCTGGTTCACCAACAGGAGGTTCACAACTTTCAGGTTTTACTGCGGGTTGTTTTGTCTATTCGACGACTACTACTGAAGATGCGGATATCTATGTTGATTTCTTTAGTCAAAAAGGATGTGATAGTCAAGAAGAATTACCGTGTCCTATCTGCCCTTCTCCATCACCTTCTCCGACGCCTAGTGTTTCACAAACACCTTCTACTACACCTGCTAACACGCCTTCACCTTCAAATAATCCTACACCGAGTACGACACCATCTATCACACCAACAGTAACACCATCTACCACACCACCAAATACAACCGCTGGTGAGTTTTCGGCATGTACACCATTTGCTGATAATGTATTAATACCTTACACTGGTGGTGTGATTGAGGATTATGAATATCTTGGTGTGGAATATGACATACCGACTCAGATTGATACTGTATGTGATTTACAGCCATTAATGAATACAGGTACAACTGTTGTAACTGCAGAATCTATTTATGCGTCGGCTTACTATCATTATATCAATTCTTCAATGGTAAGTTCAGCCCCTTGGTTACTCAGTGAAGCGGGTACACCTTCTCCACTCTCGGCATTTTTGTATTGGGGTAACAATACTACAGATTATACCCTTTCAGGATATAGTTCATGTCAATTACCTGATGTTCTTTATGGTACAGGTACCACCGAAAGTACAAAAAGAGGAACAGTATTTAGTGTAGATTTAACTGATGGCTCAAGTTACTGTATGGAATTTATACAGAATGTTGATACAACACAACCATTATATATTGATAATTTAGTAAATGAATATTCTGATTGTGAGACCTGTCTAAGTGCGTGTAACAGACAAGATATTGTAATACTAATGGACCAATCGGGTAGTATTGATGCTACTGAATGGGAACTACTTAAGGATGGTATAATACAGATTGCTGATGACTTAGAAACACGAATGGACCTCGGTGAGGTTAGATTAGGTGCGATTAAGTGGTCTTATTGTTATTCTACACAATTGGTCATAAACCTAACGGGTGACCACGATGCTTTTGTGGCGGCTATTAATGGTGCAGTTGATTCTAATGGTGGAACTTATGCTTCTCAAGCCTTTATAGATGCATATGACTTATTAGGTATCGATAATTTTGAAGCTGAAAAAAATATCATATTAATTACTGACGGTGCAATTAGTGACTATAGTACTGGTGGGTTACAACAATGTCCTTCAGATAGTTTATCTCAGATAGCAACACAGATGAAGACAGGTACTTACGACTCACCTACTGGTGTTGTTACAGATAACATACCAATAACTGTTTACACTGTTAATATCGATGGAGGTAATAATTCACAGTTGAATTCTATATCTTCGGGTTCTGATTTTCAGTTTGTTGCGTCCGACTTTGATGATTTTGTCGATAATGTTGCTGGACAAATTGCTGATGAGACATGTGAAGAAAATCCAATAACTGGTGATACGTTCTATTACTATTCAGCATCTCCATGTTGTGGTAGTTTAGATTTACCTGATATAGTTTTACAGATGGAAACTGGGTATACACCTAGTTACGGTACAGATACTGTAATCCATAATGGTAACTGTTATACCATCGATTCTTTGACAGGTTCTACCTTTAGTGGTAGTTCCGTTGACGTATTTGTACAATCAGAGATAACAACGTGTTCCGATTCAAGATGTGATTGTGGAAACTTAAATAAAATATTTTTAAGAAATTGTTGTGTCGCTAGTGAAACAATAAGTGTTTTATATAGTGGGTCGTCAACACCAACACAAGGATATGGTATATCATATCAAGACAGTTGTTGGTGGTATGATTCTTCATGGGGAGGTGCTGGTGCAGTCGACTCTAATCTGACTATTAGTGATGCAGATTTGACTCCTGCGATATGTGACACTTCATTATGTGAGTGTATTGTTGATGATTGTCCCGAACAGGACATTGTTATAATGATTGCGGGTACATTAGTTAATGTTGATGACTATGATGAAATACGTGACGGTGTTATTGAAATTGCAACTTCATTACAAGGTAATATGTCTAGTGGTACCACAAGCATCGGGGCATTATTCTTCAATAGTTGTGACACCGCAAGTAATGGAGTTGTTCCGATTATCTCACTAACAAATAACTACACAAATTTTGTTAACGCTATAGACACCACGGCACCTCAAGGAGGTGACGGTATGGTTGGATACGGTTTAATAAAGGCTTACGATATGTTGGTGGGTTCGGGTTCTAATCCTAACGCAGAAAAGAACATTATAGTAGTAACAAATACTGGATTTGATGATGTAATACAATCATGTGAGATTGGAAATGATTCAGTTAATGCGGCACAATTAGCGACTACTATGAGTATGGGTAATTACCTAAACGGTGCCCACCAAGTTAAAATACAAGTTGTAGGTATTACTGATGATAATCCCTTAAGTGGTACTACACCTAATTTCGCACAACTTTCAGCAGTCGCTACAACGGAAGACTTAGTATATGATATAGATATAGACGACTTTTCAAATACAGTTGCGAATGAAGTTGCTCTTGATAGTTGTGAAGAAAATCCAATTCCCCCTGATACCGAATTCGATTATTATTTAGCCACGGGATGTTGTGAAAACCTTAATTTACAGGATATATATGTAGGGGTATCGAACACCACATCAATCACTTTAGGTGAAACTTTCCTATTCAATTCAGTATGTTATACCTTTGCTTCGACTACAGGAAGTACTGTTAGTGGGATAACAAGTGATTTTGTATTTAGTGGTGATGTAATTACTGCGGGATGTTCAGACCCAAGATGTGGAGATTGTAACACTGATTTTAACTTATACGAACTAGAAAATTGTTGTGATAGTCTTGATACAATTACTATATTACTTTCTGGAGGTATCGCGGTAAACGGGGACGGTCTTGTCTATAGTGGAGTATGTTATACGTATCAAGGTAATCCCGGCACGGGAACACCAGTCATAACTACAGATACATTAACGGATAATATCTGTACTAAAGGGGTCTCAGCAGGTTGGTGTACCGCATGTACCGGACCCTCACCCACACCTACGAGTTCACTCACTCAGACTCCAACACCTTCGGTTAGTTTAAGTCTAACCCCAACACAAACACCCACTCCAACCCCTACGATTACATCAGTAAGTTGTAGTGATGGTTCTGGTGATTTCTTAGGTGGATGGCACAAAGAATCATATGACGGAACAACTAGTACTGGTACGTTCCAAACAAGATTGATACAAGTATTACCTCCTAATTTACCTGACCCAGGAAACATAAATGCCCCCGTCAACTATGACCAAGTTATTATTAATCGTTACTCACAGGGGGGGATTGATACAAACGCTGAATTTGCGGCGTTAAACGGAAGTAATTCAGGTGTATTAACATTAGAATATACCGATGGTTCTTTAATATACTATTTTGTCGATAACATAAGTTATGACGGTAATGAATTAACAGTAGATTTAGGTGATTTAATCAACAGTCAAATAACAAGTTACGTTAATAGCATTACTTATGGAATTTGTATACGAGGTAACGCGGTTTCAGCCACACCATCACAAACAGTAACACCTACACAAACACCGAGTAATACACCTAAACCGACCACTACACCTTCGGTTACCCCAACACAAGGATTATCTCCTTCAGTTACACCTACAATAACACCTTCACCTTCAGATACAAGAAACTTAGCGACTCCATCGGTTACACCTACTATCACACCTACAATTAGTCCAACACCATCTAATTTACCTGGTTGTGTTTCAGGCACAACCAAGGGTGATTATGTTTTTGTTGATTGTTGTGGTGTAACACAAAGAGGTTCTTCACTTGGTGTTACTTTCTGTATTGATACATCTGCAGATTATACAGGAGTTAATCTAACATACAATGAATGTACACCTAACTGTTTTGAGGGACCATTTGAGGTAACATCACAGATTGAACCTAACTGTACTGATTTAGGTGAAATTACAATAACAGTAAATGGAGGCACAAAACCTTATTTAGTAACTAATACGACTAGTGGCGACTCTCAACAGGGTAACGGACCTAATTTTACTTTCAGTAATTTAACTGAGGGAATTTATAACTTCGTAGTTACAGATGGGTCAACACCTCCATTGGATAGTGGTAATTTTTCTGTAGAAGTACCAGGATGTTTTGACGCCGAAATAAGTAATTTTTCAAATATACCTTGTTCATCTTTAACAACTTCAGGGTCTATTACTATTAGTGGTAATACTAATGGTCAATTACCTTTTAATATTGATTTATATAAAAATGGTACTCTTTACGAGAGTGTAAGTGCTATTGAAAATCCTTATCAGTTTATAAATGAAATAGGTGTAGGTACATATTATGCGATAGTTACAGACGCTAACTTACAAGAAGTAACAACAAATACTATTACAATAACACAGGATTCTGAAGTTGATTTTGGTATTGCATTTACAGGTACTTCGTCATGTCAAAACTGTGTAGGTTCGGCCAGTGTAACAGGCCTTACAGGTACACCACCTTACACTTATCAGTGGGGTAATGGTGGTACTACAGATACAGTAACAGGATTGTGTGAAGGAAATATTTCAGTTACTGTTACTGATGACAATAATTGTTCTGTAACAAAGACTGTTACAATACCTGTAATTCCACCTGTTGGTTTCTCTGACTACGAAGGAACACCACCGTCATGTTTTAGTTGTGATGGTGAAATAACTGTAACTGTTACTGGAGGTACAAGACCGTACACTTTCTCAGCATCAACAGGTGCGGGTGAATCTAACAACTTGAGTGGTGAATACACACTTGATGGTTTGTGTGGAGGACAATATACAATTACCGTTAAAGACAAAAATAATTGTACAAGTACACAAACTTACATACTAAATAGTACTAGTGGGATTAACCAAATAGTAATTACACCTGAAGATAGTACCTGCGGTGGTAATGGTACTATAAAAGTTGATGTGGATGCTACGGTAGGTACGATAACATATTCAATAACGGGTAACACAAATGGTTATACTGAAAGTACTACAACAAACAACCAAACATATACATTTACAGACTTATCAGAAGATACGTATACTGTTAAAGTATCTACACAGAGTCTATGTGAGTACACAGAACAGGTAACGATTGCTGATGAAGAAAAATACACAGTAAGTACTGTAACCGAAGAAACAACTTGTGGACAAAACAATGGAACGGTAAGTATCACAGTTTCCAGTGGTAGTACTGCATTGGAGTTACCGTTAATATATGTTGTAAGTAGAGTAAGTGACGGTGCTGTGGTGTACAGTAATACACAGACAATGGATACCACAGTATCTATTAGTGATTTAGCGAGTGCTTCATATCAGGTTTCGGTAACAGATAATGGAAGTTGTAACTCGTTAAATTACTTTACAATTTCTGAAGGTACAGGTGGGGTACAAGCTATATTATACAGTACTAATTGTGTTTCAGGTGATGATGGTGTTGCCACATTAGAGATTACAGAAGGTGTTGGTCCATTTACAATAGTGTGGACGGATGGTAGTGGTAATATCATACCTAACACTAGTGGAAATATGTATTTAACTGGTCTTTCTGGTGGAACATATATTGCAAATATTACTGACGGAGATGGTTGTACAAAACAAAAACAAACAACAGTCATATGTGAGAGTGAAGATGTTGAAGATTACGTAATCAACACTCTATGTGAGCAAGAATTTGTAACAAACTCACAAGGTAAGAGAGGTTTCTATGAAATGTTGAATGAGGCATTCTTAGACTTAAATCAACCAGGTCAAAATTGTGATTTAGTAAGTGCGACATTTACTGGTGTATTGACAATATCAGGAGGAAGTTATGGTGTAGGTCAAACCATCGAAGATGAATTCTTTACCACGACAGATTTAAATAATGTACCTTCTGATAATGAATGGGAAGCTGTGGTTGATGGTATGCTAGACCAATTCTCAGGAATTACATACACTACAGACATATTAAATAACATATTTACAATTGCTGGTGACTGTGAAGGAGATATTGACCCAACATCAGGAGCGTTTGTTGAATTAAAAATAGAAATAGATTTAGATGTTATTTGTGATGGTAGAGCTGCAACACCTACACCGACACCATCGAACACTTCGACACCTTCAGTTACACCTTCAATTACTCCGACTAACAGTGTAACACCGACCAATACTCCGTCTAATAGTGTAACACCAAGTATTACTCCTACGATTACAGTAACGCCAACGGTTACGGTAACTTCAACGGTAACACCAAGTGTAACTTCAACTCCTTCAGTGGCTATTAGCCCATCTGTAACTGTGACTCCTTCATTGACAGTTACGCCGACTACAACAGTTACGCCGACTACAACAGTTACGCCGACTACAACAGTTACGCCGACTACGACAGTTACACCAACAACAACAGTTACGCCAACAACAACAGTTACTGCTACAATTACACCAACACCTACAGTAACTCCTTCAGTCACAGGAACACCAGGTGCTTCACCCACACCATCACCTTCAGTAACACCTACGATTAGTGTAACCTCTTCAGTAACACCTACGATTAGTGTGACCTCAACAGTTACACCTTCTATAACACCAACAACGTCAGTATCGACAACACCGTCAGTTACACCTACATCGACAGTAACACAAACACCGTCAGTTACACCTACATCGACAGTAACACAAACACCGTCTATAACCCCTACTAATAGTATCACTTCTACACCTTCTGTTACCACGACACCATCAACAACACCAACAAACACAGTTACACCGACAGTCACTATTACACCAACAGTTTCTGTGACAATTACACCGACAAATACTACAACACCAACAGTCACATTAACACCAACACCATCTAATACGCCACCACCTTTAAGTTGTGAATTAGTAATCGCGGGTTCGGGTAGAGAATTAAGTTGTGTACTTGAGATTGATAGTTCAGTAAGAGCGCTCGAATGTAACTTAGTTGTACAAGGTAGTTTCGTATTCCCAACTCCAACTCCAACACCTTCACCATCACCTTAAATTTAATTAGATTATTAAACTATACAAATTAAAACTTATAACTATTTATAATTAAAATCATAAAATTTTCTCGTTATGGCGGATAGATATGTAACACTTACGGCAACAACCATTGGAACCGATATTTCTGAGGTAGACATTTACTACTCGTCAATAACCCCGTCAAATTTAATACAATCAGGCGTAACTCGAGCACAAATTAGTACGGGTTACACCTTTTTAGATGATTCATCTCATGATATATATGTAATTGAAACTGATAGCCCTTGTGATACTAATGTTACAGTAAACATAGCGGTTTCACCAACACCGACACCGACTGTTACACCATCTATTTCAGTATCACCATCAGTAACACCTACACAATCTGTTACACCATCGATTACGCCTACGCAATCAGTAACGCCAACACAAAGCGTTACTCCAACAGTAACTGTGACACCAACACAATCAATAACACCGACAGTAACGGTAACTGTTACCCCAAGTTCAAGTGTGACACCTACATTAACTCCAACACCATCTATAACACCAACTACTTCAATAACACCTACACCGTCTACATCTGTAACTCCAAGTATAACGCCTACACAATCAGTTACTCCAACAAATTCAGTAACACCAACAGTCTCAGTTACAGTTACTCCAACACAATCAGTAACACCAACCACATCAGTTACACCAAGTATTACACCAACAAATTCAGTAACACCAACAGTCTCAGTTACAGTAACACCAACCACATCAGTTACACCAAGTATTACGCCGACAACTTCAGTCACGCCAAGTATTACACCTACAACGTCAGTTACACCAAGTATTACGCCGACACAGTCAATTACGCCAACAACAACAGTTACACCAACAGTTACACCAAGTATTACGCCGAGCATAACCACCACACCATCAGTAACGCCAACAAATTCAATAACACCAACTTCATCAGTATCGGTAACCCCATCAATCTCACCATCAATTACGCCAAGTATGACAGTAACACCATCAGTAACACCATCATCAGGCGGAGTACCTAATGGGTATCTACTAATTGAACCTGCAGGTATTGCCACTACAATAGGTACATATATGTTTAATAACGGTGCCTCTTCATTCTATGGATTCACTAACGGTTCGACAATAACGTCAATTGCGGACGCGGAGCTTTACATGGATTTCTACACCGCAAATGCCGGTTCTGGTGGAGTACCAAGTATAGTGACATTAAGTATACCACAATCAAGTGGAGGTAATGATTCATTTGGAAATAGTATCGTACAATACAACTTCACTACAATAGAGATAAGTTCAGGAACTGTAAGTGACGATGCTTATTACACATTCTTTATTCCTGCAGAATCAATTGGAGGTGCATCAACAACAAATAGACAAACTAAGATTGACGTTTCTGATGGAGATGGTCAAAATACATTTACAACGAGTAATATGCCTAGTTCATTATACAACCTTGGAACGATAACTAATCCCGGTGGCTCATATGACAATGGAACGTACAGAGTTTACACAACCAACACAACAGGTGGAGGATTCTATTACGATAACACATCAACGACATTGTATTTCAAAGGTAATACAGTAGCATAAAAAAAATAGTTAAATGCCATATATCCCATTTTCAGGTGTAACAAATTTACCACTCAATTCAGAGACTGTAACTTCACCATGGACAATTGAAAGAGATAGAGTCCTTGGTCCCGTTTATAGCATCAATACGATTGGTGGTTATATGGAGGTATTCAATATAAATGATTTAAAATTTACAGTTGATGGAACTGGTAGTATACAATCATCGGGAAATACCATACCGATTAATTATACCAAAAGAACGTTACCATTCCTTAATGATACACTAGCACTTAATAACGATAATTTATCTTCTGGTCGTAGAAGATTAGGTATGTTAGTATACGTACATGAAACAGACCAAGTTTATCAATATACAATACCGAATTATGAAGATTTATGGTCAGGAGCATCGGGCTCTCTAAATGTTACTGAGACACAAACAACGATAACAACATCAACTACAGGAGGTGAAGATTTTATAGATGCTTGGTTAGATAATAGTATTGAAGGGGTTAGTGGAGTAACAAGAAATAATGCAAGGTGGAGAGTATTTTGGGGTACCGACTGGCAAGTTACTGGTGGTACGGTAGATTATAACTCTACAGGAGATTTAAGCCTTAATTCAAATAGTGGTAATACAGTTACCATAAGTGGATTAACAACAATAACAGGTGGTACTTATATTAGTAGTGCCACAACATTACAACTTGAAACTAATCTAGGTACTAACATTAGTATAACAGGTTTCACGGGAGGTGGTGGTAGTAGTGGGTCATCAGGGACATCAGGTTCTTCAGGAACATCAGGAAGTAGTGGAACTTCAGGTTCTTCAGGAACATCAGGAAGTAGTGGAACTTCAGGTTCTTCAGGAATATCAGGGAGTAGTGGAACATCAGGTTCTTCAGGAATATCAGGGAGTAGCGGAACATCAGGTTCTTCAGGAATATCAGGGAGTAGCGGAACATCAGGTTCATCAGGTATTTCAGGAAGTAGTGGAACTTCAGGTTCTTCAGGAATATCAGGGAGTAGTGGAACATCAGGTTCTTCAGGAACATCAGGTTCTTCAGGAATATCGGGAAGTAGTGGAACATCAGGTTCTTCAGGAACGTCAGGGAGTAGTGGTTCATCAGGAACATCAGGTTCATCAGGAACATCAGGTTCTTCAGGAATATCGGGAAGTAGTGGTACTTCAGGCTCATCAGGAACATCAGGAAGTAGTGGAACATCAGGTTCATCAGGTATTTCAGGAAGTAGTGGAACATCAGGTTCATCAGGTATTTCAGGAAGTAGTGGTTCATCAGGAACCTCAGGTTCTTCAGGAATATCGGGAAGTAGTGGAACATCAGGTTCTTCAGGAACGTCAGGGAGTAGTGGTTCATCAGGAA